TTGACGTAGCAGCCCGTGACTTGGCTGAAGCAATGGCTCCCCTTCCTTCGTTTAACTGTTCAGCATCCAATATGGTTTCTGATACAGCACGAAAGGCGGCAGATAACCGCACCCGCATTGTTAACTACTACGTAGATCGAAGTAACTTACAAGTACAGATGTATACCGGTGCAGACTGGTACAACACCTACGGTATGCTTATCGGTCGTATCGATTTAGATTACGAGAACGGTGAGCCAACAATCTCACTTGTTAACCCATTTGGTTCTTATCCAGAAGTCGATCGCTTTGGGCGTTGCCTTTCCCTTACCCAAATTGTCGGTATGGATGCACAGAACCTAGCAAACCAGTACCCAGAGTTTGCAGATCAAATCCTTAACAGGAATCTTTATACACCCGGTTCTCCATATCTTTCACTTGTTCGCTATCACGACAAGGATCAGGATGTTATCTACTGCCCAGAGCGTAAAGATCTAGTCCTTGCTCGTACTCCTAACCCAGTTGGTGAGTGCCTTGCAGCAGTAGCACTACGTCCAACCATCGATGGTGAAGCACGTGGACAGTTTGATGATGTACTTGCAGTTCAGTTGGCTAAGGCTCGCTTTGCAGTACTCCAGATTCAAGCAGCTGAGAAGTCAGTACAGGCTCCTATTGCAATCCCACAGGATGTACAAGAGCTTGCACTTGGACCAGATTCAATTATGCGTTCATCGCAGCCACAGAACATTCGTCGTGTACCACTAGAACTACCTGCTGGAGTATTCCAAGAGTCAGCAGTTCTTGATCGTGAACTCCGTATGGGTGCTCGTTACCCAGAAACTCGCGGTGGAGATGTACAAGCATCTGTTATCACCGGTCGTGGTGTACAGGCTTTGCAGGCAGGCTTTGACTCACAAATCAAAGCAGGTCAAGCACAGTTTGCTTTGTTCTTCACACACCTTTTATCTAAAGCATTTAAGGTAGACGAGAAGCTATTTGGTAATCGCGTTAAGGAAATTCGTGGCCTTGATGACGGTATGCCATACTCAATGAAGTATGTACCAGCAAAAGCAATCGCTGGTGACTATTCTGTAGATGTCCGTTACGGAATTATGTCTGGTATGAACCCTAACAACGCTATCGTTGCGTTGCTTCAGATGCGTTCAGACAAACTTGTATCTCGTGACTATGTACGTCGTGAACTTCCAGTAGAGATCAATATCAGCCAAGAAGAACAAAAGGTAGATATCGAGGAGATGCGTGACGCTCTACGAGTGGCAGTGGCTCAATATGCACAGGCTGTACCTACCCTTGCTGCTCAAGGCCAAGATGTATCACTTGTTATTACCAGAATTGCAGACGTTATCAAAGGCCGACAAAAAGGCTTGATGATTGAGAACGTAATTGAGAAGGCCTTTGCTCCAGCAGAGCCAGCTCAAGGTCAGTTGCCTCCACTACAAGGCCAACCTTCTATCTCTCCAGCAGCAGGTGCGGTTCCCACCCCTGCCTCGCAGCCACAACCTCCACAACAAGGTGGCGCAACCCCTGCTGCTGGACCTCAAACTCCACAAGGCAAACCAGATATAGCATCATTGCTCGCATCTATCGGCGGCGCGGCATAAGAAAAGGAGGTGCAAAAATGAACAAAGGATCACAAGCTCCAGCATCAATGTCAAAGCCAGTAGAAGGCTCAAAGGCAGGAGATAAAGTAACCGGCGGAAAGGTTTACCAACCATTCGCAGGTGCTGCTAAGCCCGGCAAGAAAGTTAAGAAGTAAATTATCTTTGAAAGGCGGTACTGAGCGTGGATGATAAAGACTATGTTCCGCGCTCGGTCCGTCGCACAGATTATGTTGTTATTGGTACAGAATTAGTTTTTAATATATTTCAAGCTTTAACGTGCGCTGCTGAATCTTTAATGGAAGTAGCAATCTATAAAGCCAATAGAGAGACAAAGATCTCTCGCGCAGAAGATGCGCTCAGTCAAGACTTAGAGAAACTACAGGAGGAATAATGGCACTTGAAGATGCCAAGAACCCAATGCAGGGTGCTTCCGGTCCGGGTAAGTTTGCTAAGCGAACAGATCTCCAATATCAGGCAGACCAATATGGTGCCGCAAAAGATATGCAAGCACAGCGCTCTGGTGCAACACTAGCCTCATCACCAGATGTACGCGGTGCTACTAACACAGCAGTTCGTCAAGCAGCTGCACAGAATGTTCAAGGTGGACAACAACCATCTCTCGTACCACAAGCAGCACCAACTCCATTGTATGCTCCAACAGAGCGTCCTAATGAGCCAGTAACTAACGGTATTAACGTGGGTCCCGGTGCAGGGGCAGATGCTCTTAACTTGCCTCTTCAAGATAACAGCAACTTTAAGGCAACTATTCGTGCCTATATGCCAGTTCTTTCTTATGTTGCTGATCTTCCTAATACTTCTCCGGAAACTCGTCAAGTTATTCGGCAGTTAAGAGACTCACTTTGAGTAGTATTTGGAATCGCATAGGCGATGTCGCATCTAATGCCATTAAATTTGGAGGAGAACTTGTTGGCGCAGCTGAGGCAGCACCAAAGTTAGCTTTTGATATTGGAACAGCGGCTTGGAATAACCCAACAGATTTTTCTGGTTTTATAAATGCTGTTAAAAGTTCATCCGTTACTGCTGAAAAAAACCTTATTAAACCACTAGCTTCTGCTGGTGGAGCGATTATGAAGGTTCCCGGCGTTCAACCAACTCTTGATCGAATCAATAATATCAACCAAGAGTATATCCGCGAACCTTTAACTACATATAATCTTGTACTGGGTGATATTGTATCTAATCGTGCAAGTGCTACTAGTTTTTTTGACCCTAATGAATGGAAGAAAGCCTACACAGGTGCTCAAAACATTTCATTTGGGCAATCATATCTAAGCGTTTATAGAAGCGTATATGATCCAAAGTTCAATATATACGATCCAGCGCAGCGTGACCAAGCATTTAAGAAAAGCGCTTGGGGTAAAGCACTATCAGGTGGGGTAGATCTTACTGCTCAGCTTGTAGGAGATGTATCTCTTGTTGCTGGTAAAGCATTAAAAGTAGTTAAGGCAAGTGAACTTGCTGCTGGTATTCTCAAGAACGCAGATGCTGTAGCTGCTGCCGCTGAAGATGTTACCAAAGCACAATACGGCGTAAAGAATCGCTTTAGCAAAGTCCTTGATGACTTTACAAAGAATGATGCTACCTATGCCATCAGCCATCCAATGGTTAAGTCATCTAACAATCCGGGATTACTGGCGCACTTGCTAGGAGATTCTGTAGATAGAGATGAGACTGCTCTTATTCTTCGCTCTGCTCTTGCAGATCCAGCAGCAATGGATGAACTTCGCTTACAACGCGCACACATTACTGATGCGTTAGAGACTGCTCGTGGCGATCTCTCAGCAGTTGATGAGTATAAACTCTTTGCTGCACCAGATGGTTCTGGTATGTTGCCATTCCTTAATGATGACCCAGCAGTTATCAAAGCAGCTCAAGATAACTACCAGTCACTTGCTGCTTCAGATAAGTATTTCTCTGATCTTATGCAGCTTGGCAAGGGCGGTGGCGCTCTTACTCGCACAACAGGTTTTCTTACGCAAGGTACTGAGAATTTTATCGCAGAAGCACGTGCTACAAAGTTCTACGATAAGTCAATCGGAAATCCAAAGGTTGAAGTATTCCAGCCAACTCCATTCCACCGTCTTTACCAGAAAGTATCTTGGGCAGCAGGCGAGCGTCCAGCAGGACTTGTAGACTTTAATGATCCAGATTCTTACAAAGAAATTATTGCTAACGTAAATCAACTTGAAAAGGTTGCTGGATTAACACCAGATCAAAGCGCAACACTTCTTAAAAACTATATGGCTGCTGCCAACCCAGAAGCTCGTAACGTCGCTGCTATGACTCTTGAACATACTGGTATGTGAGCAATCGCACAGAAGTATGGAATCGATGAAGATGTAGCCACCAAGATTTATAACAACTATAATGGTGCTAGAACTTCAGCTCTCAAGTCTGTTCAAGATAAAGGCTTTATGGTTGACCTTGATGGATCAATTATTAAGATTCCACAACTTGAATCTCAGACTGCTGATTACTTGCCTTTGATGGACTTCCCACTAATGGATAGCCTGCTCAAGCGTAATAGTTCTGTACTTAATTCCTTAAAGGGCCAAGCAGTAGATACTGGTTTACACGCTATCGATGTGCTACAAGATGCTTTCAAGGCTGGTGCTTTACTTCGTCTAGGTTACACACAGCGTAACGCTATTGACTCACAGCTTCGTATTGCCGCATCTGTTGGTGCCTTTGCATCCCTTCGCCATCTTGGTCCGGGAATGAAGAACATTATTAACAATAGCTTGGCTGTTCCTGCTCGTTTGGTAGATCGTTATCGCCCAATAGATGCCAATATGACTTTCCACGAAGTTCAGGCAGCAAGCACTGGTGTTATCAAAGAACTAACAGATCTCAAATCTAAGATTGCTGGTCTTGAGGCGCAGGTTCAACTCAAGCCTGATGACCTTAACCTTGCTGGTGAACTTAGTACTGCTCAACTTCTTCAAGAAGAAAAGCAGGCAGTCTACGATCATTATGTAGATGTACTTAATCGTTCAAAGAAAGTTGAACCAAAGGCCCGTATTGGTACTGGGTCTTATGAGATCACAACTTCTGATGGAAACAAATATGTTCTTCACGATGCTTTTGGTGGACCTCTCGGAGATATGTTCCGCCGTATTGCTTCCTCAAGCAACTCATTTGAGCGTATGGTTGATAGCAATACTGATATGTATATGCGTAAACTTTCAAGCAAAGGTATCGGCGCTGTTAAGCCAACAGATCCAGCATACTTTGACCAATGGGCTCAAACCTTGCGTCAACAATTTGGTAACTCTGTAGTTGCTAAGCGCCTTGCTGCTGGTGAGTCTATTGATGATATTTCTAAGTGGCTCCGTAATTCTCCAGAAGGCCGCGATTTACGCCAGCGTTTACAGGTGCCTTCATCTGAGGCTGCTGATTATGTAACTAAGGTCAATGGATTCCTTGACCAATATCTTCCTGCTGAGTCAGGCTTGCGTAGCAAAATGTCTGATATCACAGCTAATGATCTTCGCTCAACATTCAAAGATCCAACTACTCTTCCAGTTATTCACGGTCATATTCTTGAAGAAAGCCTAGGAAACTTTGGCAGAATCAAGGGCCGCGAACTTATTAACACATTGTTCCATTTCTTGGGAACGCTACCAGAAGATACTTGGGCTCGTAACCCACTCTATGTTTACTTCTATCGTCAAGAGGCCGCTC